GAGCATTACTACTTAAACCTTTAATGTAAGTTCCCTTTGGCAAAGTAATCTCTTCACTTAAAGTTAGTTTTGTATATGTCTGAATATCAAACAATCTTAAGTCGAAAGAAGATGATGCATCTTCATATGGTGCATCAGTAGCAGTGAAAGAATAAATTCTAGCTTCTCCAATTTTATCTCCAGTTCCCTCTGTAGTACTATTTCTTCTTTGGTTATATAATTCCACAACATAAGTAGAATCTTTATTTAACCCAATAGCAGGAGATCCAAATACATTATTAACTCTTAGTAAATTGCCAAGAGATAAAGAAACTCTGGAATTTTCAATTGATTTTGTAGTTCTTGGTTTTTTTAAATCTAAAACTGTAGTTCCTGGAGTGCTAATATCATATCCATTAACATAGGCTTTTCCTGATCCGATGGTAATGACTGCCAAATCATCACTTGGCGTTGATCCACTAGGAGTAGATTCTCCTGCAGAATAAAATCCATTATTTCCCTGATTATCATTTAAACTTTCTTCAATATCGATGCTAAATGGAGTTACTGTGTAATTACCAGATTCTTCAAAAGTTCTTTTAGCAAAATAATCTTTAATTACATTATAATCTGGTTTTTGTTCTGCCTTTTCGGGAATACCAGTTTCTACTCTTAAAATTTCGACAAAATTAGTATCATTAGTATCAGTACGAAGTTTTTTGATCAATCTTAAATCAAACTTAAACCTGTCAGCACCAGGTGCCGAGAAGTTTGTAAATCCAGATGCATTATCAAACAATTCTTCATCTTCATTCGCATTTATTGTACTTTCAATAATTTCGAGACCAACTCTAAAAGTAGGCTCATTATTATATTGATTTAAAATTAAAGATTGCTTTAGAACTCTAGCGAAATATCCTCTAATAAAATATACGCCATCATCTATAGATACTGCAGATCCAACAGCTGTCGCATCTAAATCAATACATTGGGCAAAAGAAGAACCTGGATTTACGGTAGTATTTCCATATGTTACGGCATCTTGTGCAAGTAAGAGTTCTCCATCAGCAAATGAATTAAATTCTTCGTTTGACCCAGAATTTAAATATTTTATATAAAGTGTTAAATCGCCCGTATCAGAATCATCTGCAGATAAAACATTAACTACATTAGCAGTAATTCCACTAGTTTGTCCACGTATAGATTTTCCTATAAAATTTTGAATATAAGTAGATACACTAATTCCCAAAAAGTTGCTGTTAATCTTTACTGCATAGTATTGGTTATCAAACGTTACTCCACCAGGAATTACAACAGAACCGTCTTTAAAGAAATGATCCCCAAATTGTTCAATCTGATTTTGAAAAATAGATTGTAAATTATTTAATTCTCTGGCCTGAATAGGAAATCCAGGTTTAAATAAAACCTTATAATATTGATCTTCCTCACTATAATCATCAAAGTAAGGATTGATGTTTAGGTTTGTTCTTTGTGGCATCGTTTCAGAATTCCAATACTACTTTGATATCTTCTTTTTGGCGAGAATTTCTTGTAACAGTTGGTCTGTTATCAAGATAAATTATTTCTCCCGACCTCTTATTTATCTGAGATTTGGCAATACCATTGCTGAATACAACTCCCAGATTGATACTAGTTGTGGCGGTTGTAGTTGTAATTCCATTAAAATTAACATCAACGGAAGCAGAAAAACCACCAGTAGAAGTGACCGAGTTTGAACTGGATTCGAAGTTTACAACTCTTGCCTCAGATGTAATTCCGATATAATCTTTTTGGTCTGCCGTAGATTTATTAAAATATAAAGATCTATCTTGAATATATTTCACAACCTGAGTTTCTTCATCATATGATGTAACATATCCAAATGCAGTGGTGGCACCAACAATTTGTTTAATTTGATCACCAATTTGCAAACTTCCAGATGCATTTGTCAACTTTAATGCTCCAGTGGCACTAAAACTACTTGAAGAAAATAATTGAGTAGATCCAATTGATGTTGGATTTTTTAAAATACCTACCTGAGCAAATTGAGTGTCAGTTGGGAAATTTTTGGTTGAGTCGTCAAATCTTGCATATAAAAGAACTCTTTCTGCACCCAATTCTTTGTATAAATCAAAACCATGACCTTTTGATGGTGGAATAATTGGAATTAATTTTGCAAACTCTGATAAAGAACCACTTTGGATGGGTCCCAAATCAACAATACCGTAACTATAACCTTTTCCTCCAGCAGAAACTTGAGCTCTAGTAATTCTTCCACTACTATCGGTGGTAATAACTGCTTTACCACCCTCACCATCTCCTAAAATGTCAACCTCAGTATTCAATCCCAATCCATATCCAAATCCTTGATTTTCAACGGAAATATGCTTCAGTTGATTTTCGTTGATATCAGAATTTCCATTATCTCTCACAGCAACAGTTTGAGGATCTATGGAATCTCCCCATTTTTCTGGCAAAGTAATATACTCTGTAGAATCAAATTTAATAATATCTGATGGATTTATAGTAAATAAATATTTCCAAATATAACCATCGCCAGATTCTCCGGCTTTAGATGGTTCTAGATCGGTAAATTTTGGTTCATCTTGAGAAGAACTTCCAGTTCTATTTGTTGCAGTAGATCCATTTTCAATACAAATATAAACTCTAAAATCTGAATTTAAAACATAATAACGTGCGTCATAAAGTCTACTGGAACTAGTTACTGGAGACAAATTGTTTACACTATAATCATGACGATATTTTTCATAAATTGTTCCCTGCTTCCAATCAACTCGTCTTATAATTCTACGCACATTTGATGCTGTGACCTTTCTTCCGTACAGCATCGTATCATAAACATGATTGGCATAGTTAAAATTATCTATCGGTGCCGGTGGCCCGGTAGATTTGGTATTCCAATCTGAAGTTCTACCAAATCCAACAGCAACAGTAGGATTTGGTAATGATGCGAAAATGTAGTAGGAATTTGTAGTATCTTGAACAGAATCTACAAAATTATTCACATTCAGCAGTCTAAACTGATCAGTTATAAGTGCTGCCATTACCGTTTAACATTAAACTTTTTTTTTATTTATACTTATAGGAAGATTCTTTTTGCAAGATTTCCAGTATTACGCAAACCAATAGATGTTCTAACAACACTTGGGAATGTCGATAGTCCAACATCAACTACTTTATCAGTGGTGCCCAATGATATTGGATTAACTCGTCTAAAGTTGCCCAAAAGTCCCCAAGAGAATTCACCAACATAATCTCCGGAAGTTGATAATCCACTCAAATCAGTATCAGACTTAATATTGCAAGTAATGATTCCCGTACCACCTAGATTAGATTGGAATGCGTGTACATAGTAGACATTAGTTAATCCAGTAGTTCCAATTCCAATAACATCAGTATCTCCCCCGGTATCAATAGATGTAACACCTGTACCAATTGGACAATTCTTGACAAAAATTGGATAACTAGGCCTCAAAGTATCATAAAACTGTGATTCGATTGAATCGGTTAAATCAACTTCAAACTTAAGTGCAAGTGGTACTCCGATACCTGATGTTGTTCCAATTCCAGTAATAATTCCACTATATCCAACGATTACATCTGCTTTAGTTACATCTTCTGTAAGAGGAATTGCGGGCTCAATTAATACAGATGGTGGATTTGAAGAAGTATATCCAAAACCAACTGTTGTAATTCCTATAGAATCAATAACTCCGTTTGTGGCAGTTGCAGTTGCAGTTGCAGTGCCTCCAACTCCAATAATTCCAAATTTTTCATCATCAACTTTATTGGGGGAAGATATTGAAATATTTACATTATCAGGATATCCACTACCACCAGAACTAATAGTGATAGTAGAAATAGTTCCTGTTTCGGAAACAGTTGCTGTTGCAGCTGCTGATACAAAGTCAAGATTGTCAATAAATTTAAGGTCTGGTACACTTACTCCCAAATTTGAATCAGGGGAACTTTCTTCATATTGGAAAAAATCTGCATTATCTACAAAAATTTGAGTATCTGTAGAATTCAATGGTTTAATAATCTTAGCGACTGGTTTAATTTGAGTTTCAATAGAATCTCTCACCTTAAACTGAATTTCCTCTTGAAGAATCACATCTCTTTTTTGCTTAATCAGAGAAATAGGTCTGAACAAATCATCATCAATTCCAAGACCACGATAAATGTTGGTCTCAATTTCTTCAGAATCATTAATCGCAAATACAGTACGAGGTGGAGATTGTTCAAAAACTGGATTTGGATCTAACTTTTGAAGAATGACATTATCCCCGGCTTTGATTGATTCGTCAACAGTTACTAATACACTATCAGTTCCTCTAGTGCCTCTATAAAAATAAATTTGAATATCATCCTCCGGATCTGGAGGTGATTTGAAGTTGAATGAAAAACTAGTTCCACCTTTGAAGAAATAATCTTTTTTGGGTTGCTGTAAAATACCATTTACAAATAGAATTAGAACTGCATCCAAATCAATACGTTCAGATTCTGGATTCTCTGGATTTAATTGGAAACTCAGCAAATCTCCACTCAATGCCAATGGGAATCTAGTTCTAACTCCATCTTGTAAAGATTTAATTGAGTCGATGTAATCAATTTGTCCAAAGTTCCATGCGGAAAATGTATCATCAAAAGTTTCTAAGACAGTAAAGATAACATCTTCGTATGCTGTTCCAGCATACCCAATTCCACCTTTTACACTTGGAAATGCTCCAGTGACAATTCCTATCGGAGAAAATTCGTCTCCTACTTTGAATGAAAATCCCGGACTACTAATTGAGAAATTTTCCGCAATAAAGTAATCGGATCCAATACCAGATGTGCCAAGTGTTCCCACTTTGATATCAATCAAAGCACCTTTTCCAGTAACAGATGTTGAACCAATTCCAAGTCTAGAAACCCCTGTAATTTCAAGATCTCCATAAGAAGGAGAACTTATTTGTATATTTGGAGATGTATATCCAGTTCCAGCATTAGTTATTTCAAATTTTAGACGGCCTCCAGTAAACTTGCCACCTTGAGCTTCGCCAACATTTACAGTTAAAGTGTTTGTGGTTGTTGAGGCAACAGCAATGTTTGCATTATGTGCAGGGTCAGCAATTCCTCTACCCCCAACTTCTCTTGGATATTTTTTACCATTAGTATTATCATCTTGCAGGCATGTAAACGTTAAAGATTCGGTTGCAATTCCAATAGTATCAGATGTTGTGATCGTATGGCCAACGATCGTAAGAGTCATATCGCCCGTCAGAGGGTCATAAGTAGCGTCTGTTGGGGTATATGGACCAGATCCACCACCAGTTACTGTAATGGCGTCTGTAGAGGCGCTGACAAAGGTATGATCATTATCAGCAATAGTAGCTATAATTGTAGCATCCGTGCCTTCATGTCCATTTTCTTCAATTGTTACGGTGGGATTGTTAAAGTAACCTTGACCAAAAGTTAATCCTTCAAAGAATTTTGCAGCTGTTCCACCACTCACATAAGTGTGAGCAAAACCAACTTTTCCTACATTCGTTGAAAATTCGGTATCGGAAATTATAGTATCTATTGAATAAGGTCCAGCATATTTAACTCCAGACACAATTCCATGATCATCGTAATTGTGCCCAATTGTAGAAATTCCTACAGAAGTAATGATTTTATTTTTTGCAGGAACTGAAAGAACACTAAACAAATCTCCTTGGGTTCCATCAGGGAAAATAGTGGTTGTGACTCCTTGATGTTCGTCGGAACATGTAAATGCAATTCCTGCCAGTTTAATTTGATCAAATTGTGCAATATTGTGATTTTTCTTAGTTGTTATAGTTGATAATCCAGTAGTCTTATCATATTCAAAATTCTCGATAGCAAACTCAATGCCACGACTATCTGGGAACTTAGTTGTAGTGATGCCAGTCTCTACAGTTCCACCGCCAACAAAATTATGAATGATTGTTGAAATTCCAACTTGAGTCGTAAATGTATTAGTAGAAGCAATACTGATTACAGTATTGAAAATTCTACCATTAGTTCCATCGGGGAAAATAGTAGTTGTGACACCAAGATGTTCTGAGGAACATTCAAACTCTAAGTTTGCAAGTCTCACTACCATGTCTTTATTGAGATTATGCTCATCAATAGTTGTTACGGTTAGGATACCAACAACTTCATTGTATACTGCCGTGCTGATAGAAAGAAGACCATCATAGCCCTTGAAACATTCGAATTCAATATCCTTTAGATCTACAAAATCATTCGATTTTAGTCCATGTGCAGTTGAAGTTGTTACAGTTGCAATACCACTCTGATGAGTATATTCAAAGTTACTAATATTTACTTCAGATCCGGTCGTATCAATTCCAACAATCTTAGTTATCGTACCACCAGCACCAACTTCTGCAACAACTTTTGCTGGAGATAGTGGAGCGATTCCAGTTCCGCCAGAGAAACCTATAGAAACAATTCTTCCTCCAGTGGGCAATTGATTCGCGACAGCATCACTATCTGAAATACTAATCTCCCCACTTGGGAATCTGGCACCACTGAATATATATTCAATTTCTCCCGTATTTTCATTGGTTGATAGAGAATATACATTACCTGGATTATTTTCAGAAGTTTGGCCTTGATAAATGCCATTGATGAATACAATACCACTTCCTTGAGATGCTGTTTCAAGTCCAACTGGATTTTGACCATCAACTTTAGCAGCAAATGTCTTTGCAATGCCAGTAAATTCTTTTGAGACATCATCATAAATCTCATTTTGAGTATAATCTCTTCTTAAATAAGTTCTACCAGTAAATGTGGATCTCGTAACTTCTAGATTTCTATTATCTAA